GCCAACCACTTCGAGTTCGAGCCGGTCGTCCTGCACATCGATGCCGCAGGTCAGCAGTGCCACCTCGGCAGGAGTCGCCGGCCCGTAGGCTTCGCGGCGTTCCATCAGGCCTTCGGCATCCAAGGTCTCGCCCTCCCGGTCTTCCCAGGTCTCGGCCAGCTTGGTGTTGACCCAGACCTTGAGTCGCACCGGATCGTCCTTGGCGGCGTGGTGCTCCTGGGCGATCTTGCCCCAGGTCAGCCACGGCGAATACAGGCTCGACAGATGAAAGCCCACCGTCTTGCCATCGCCCTCGGCCCGTGCTGTCCAGCGGCCATTGGCCAGCAGTGCCGGCTTGCGGTACTCGGGATGGACGCCGTCGCAGGCTGGGCAGTGCCAGGCGGCGTCCGCCATCTTCCCGGTCGGCCACTTGATGTCACGCCAGAGGATCTGGCTGTGAACACCACAGTGATCGCAGGGCACCTCGAATACCCGCTGATCCGATTCCAGGTAGGCCGCCTCGATGCGCGAGAAACCTTTGAGCGTCGGCGTTGAGCACAGATAGACCTTGCGATTGACGAAGGTGGCGGCGCGCTGTGCGGCGAGCGCCACTGGATCGCCTTCGCCATCGGCATCCCCTGGATAGCCGTCGACCTCATCCAGAAACAGGTAGCGCACCGGCATCGAGCGCAGGCCCACCGCCGAATTGGCGCCGGTCATGATCAGCACGCCGCCGGGGAATTCCTTCATCAGCTGGGTGTTGCCGGAGTCCCGGCTTCGTGGGTCCTTCACCCGGCTGGCGAGTTCAGGGCTAGCTTCGATCAGCGCATCGACGCGCTGTTTGGAGACCCGCTTGGCGCCTTCCACCGTGGGCTGCACCAGCAGCATCGGCCCGGGCGCGTGGTGAATCACGTAACCCAGCCAGTTCAGTCCGGCTTCGGTTTTTCCGATTTGTGCCCCGGCCATCAGCACCACACGCTCCACGCGCGAGGTGGCCGACAACGTTTCCATCACCGCCTTGAGATACGGCGTGCGGCTGGTCGACCAGCGCCCCAGCTCGGCAGAGGCGACCGACGAGAGCATCCGGTGGCGGTTGGCCCAGTCATCAACGGTGAGGATCGGATCGGGGGCCAGGCCCCGTTTCCAGGCGGATTCGACCGCCGATTCAGCAGTGTCGAACACAAGCCACTCCGATGCGAAATAGATGGACCGAACGCTTGGCTTCAATCGGCAACAGCGCGTTCATACAGATGTCATCAACACCCCACGGAGAACGCCATGCACACCACTCGCCTGAACTGGATCGAGAAGCTGCCTGAGGTGGGCAGCCCCATCCTGCGCCAGCGCGACGACCTCCTCGCCTTGCTCGCACAGATCGACGCCCTGCAGGAGATCGCCGAGCGTCGGCGCCAAGCCCTGGAGGAAGAAATCGCCACGCTGTGGCTGCCCGCCGAGATCGACCTGGCCAAACGCCACATCGCTGCCTGACCACCCGCTGGAGACCATCGTGAACACCCACAACACCCAGGCCCTCGACACCCTCGGCCACAAGCTCGGTGAAGCCGCCTTGACCTTGCTGCTACGCCTCTACCCGGAGGTGCGGCAAGCCAACAGCGCGGAGATGGATGCGGCCTGCGCCGCGATGCGCGCCCAGAGCGCCCAAGTCATCGACTGGATGATTGAGGACGTGCGCATCGCCCCCTGGGCCGCCGAGAACGCGTTTCGTTGCGCAGCACTGGATCTGGCGCAGGCCGGCATCCAGGCGCTCAAGGCCAGCCGAGAGTGAGTGGCCCGCCAGGCGCAGAAAGATCGAACCGGCGCTTGGCTTACCGCTTGAACAGCTCGTTCATACAGACACCGCAACAACACACGCCAAGGAGAACCACGATGCGCAAAACCGCCAACAAAACCGCCACCAAAGCCGCGCAGCAACTCGACCAGCTGCTCGCCCAGATCGCCCTGGACCACCTCTTCATCGAGACCCTGGCCACACGCAACAGCGACAGCCTGGATTTTCACGATGTCAGCGTTTGGGGCGTCAAAAGCGCCCTGGTGGCGGCCTATCAAGCAGGCCTGGCCGCAGGCCAAAGCGCCGCCGCCAAGGCCACTGATCGGCCAATCCAACAACAAGCCGCCTGGCCCCTGGCCATGACGGCCATCTCGGACGCCACCTGCCAGCCGCTGGAGTCGGTCCGCACCTTCCTCGACAGCCGTCACGGTCGCCACTTTGCCGACGATGTGCAAAACGGCCTCTACACCGGCGCCACCCTGGCCAAGGCCATCAACGCCGCCACGCAACGTTGGATGGGCTGGACGATTGGCCGCCAGACAGCCAAGCAGTACGGCGCGCCTGAGGGCCTGCCTTACCTCACCGGCTTCGTGATCCACTGCGAAATCACGGAACTGAGCGTCGAAGAGTCCCTGGCGGCTTGAGGAGCACAACGTGGCCGCCATCTCCACCACCCCACAACTCAAAGCCAACTACGACCAGTTCATCGCCGAACTGACGGCACTCACCCGCAAGTACGGGGTGGCGATCCAGTCAGTTGGTGGCGTGATCTTGGCCGACGCGCCCGGAGAGTTCCGCGACGTCACCTACATCGCCGACATCAGCAGCGGCGATCTTTATCCGGAGTTTCCGGACAGCTGACGCACGCGCAGCCCTTCAAACACCCTGCGCAGCAGGTAGCTTCGAATCAAAGAGACGACAGTAAAAATCAGGCCGATCAGCAAATTTTCCTGCAGCGTGGCGTGCAGACCAAACAGCGGAAACACCGCCCATTGGGTGGCGACCGCTATGCCATAGCTGACCAGCACATTGGTCACGGCTTCCAGCAGGGACATCCAGCGCGACTGCTTCACACCGCCACCTCGGCATCCATTACATCGCTGGCGTCGGCAGCATCGGCTGTGCCGACCAGGTCATCGAAGCGGATGCCATCCGATTCCCGTACCGCCTGCGCCCCTGCGTATTCCTGCCAGCGGCGAACAATCACATCGACGTACTTGGGATCGAGCTCAATCAGCCGTGCCTGGCGCCCCGATTTCTCGGCCGCGATCAGCGTCGTGCCCGATCCGCCGAAGGGATCAAGCACCACATCACCCGGGCGGCTGGAGTTGCGGATGGCGCGCTCGACCAGCTCCACCGGCTTCATCGTAGGATGCAGATCGTTGACGCGCGGCTTGTTGAAGTGCCACACATCCCCCTGGTCGCGGTCGCCGCACCAGTGCCGGGTCGCACCCTCGGGCCAGCCGTACAGGATCGGCTCGTACTGACGCTGGTAGTCCGAGCGCCCGAGCGTAAAGGTGTTCTTGGCCCAGATGATGAAGGTCGACCACTTGCCGCCAGCAGCGCGGAAGGCTGCTTGCAGGGTGTCGAGTTCCGATGAGGACATCGCCACGTAGACCGCGCCATTGCATCGGGCTAGCGCCGGCTTGAATGCCGCCAGCAGGAAGTCCTGGAATCCGTCCCCGAGGTTGTCGTTCAGGATCGGACGGTTGGTGCCGCGCAGCTTGTCCTTGGCCGTGTTGGCATAGTCCACGTTATACGGCGGATCTTGGAAGATCATCGTCACCCGCTCGTTGCCGAGCAACGTGTCATAGCTTGCGGCATCGGTGCTATCGCCACAGAGCAGTCGGTGCTGGCCCATGATCCAGACATCACCAGGCTTGGACACTGGGGTGACCGGGACCTCGGGAGCAGCATCCTCGTCGGTGTGGCCCTCGGCAGTGGTTTCCTCGCCCGCCATGATCTCCAGCAACTCGTCGGCATCGCAGCCGGTGAGCGCCAAGTCGAAATCGGCCTCCTGCAACTCGGCCAGCTCCAGACGCAACAGTTCCTCGTCCCATCCGGCGTTCTCGGCGATCTTGTTGTCGGCGATCACCAGAGCCCGACGCTGGGTGGGGGTGAGGTGATCGAGGACGACCACCGGCACGACGTCGAGCGCGAGTTTCTGCGCAGCCGCCAGGCGACCATGCCCGGCCATGATGTCGCCGTCGCCGGACACCAGCAGCGGCGCGGTAAAGCCAAACTCGACGATGCTGCTGGCGATCTGCGCCACCTGGGCATCGGAGTGGGTGCGCGCATTTTTGGCGTAGGGCTTGAGTCGATCCAGCGGCCACAGTTCGATGCGGCGGGCCATGGCAGGGGTGAAGGGAGTCGTCATCGATGACCCTCGACGAAAGTGTTGAAACATTCGTCAGGGGGATCTGACGAAGAAGTCAGCGCAGGCGCTGCGTGATTTCGCGGGCGATTACAGAAATCAGCGCATCGAGGTGCTGGCGCAGGGCGTCGCGCACCAAGGCTTCAAGAAGCTCGGGTGGCCGCTCTGCCGGCACCGGCTCCTGGACAGGATCGGGGCGCAGGCCCGCTGCGAAGGCTTTGCTGACCACATCGCCCACATCGGCGTAGGTCGGCTCCGTGGGGTTCCACATCGGGTGGGTTTTGATCGGGTGTTTCTTCATCGGGCCAAATCCTCCAGCGCTTCACGAATGGCGACATCCAAGATGTCGGTAACACCGCGTACATCCGGGTCAGCCACCACCAGCGCCACGATCTCGGGCGCGACCTTGCGCGGGATTTGCTGCATCCGATCCCGCAGCTGGCGGGCCAGCTGGAAATACTTGATGTCGACCTCGTCCTTGCTGATCAGCTTGCCGGTGCGCTCTTCGAATTCGAGCTTGGCCAGGCGGGCCGAGTAGGTTTCGCGCACCGCCCGGGCCTTGTGATAATCGACGCCTCGGGCATCGTCACTGGCCTGAGGCATCGGCGGCGGTGGCGCGGGTTGGGAAGCGTGCTGGGTAACAGGCGGTGGTCGGGTGGTGGTCACCCTCGGGGTGGTCGGCTGGGCGCTTCGCGTGTGCCGATCCCACTGGGCATCAGCCTTGGCTGGATCGATGCTGCCATCGGGTTCAGGTTGAATGCGGCCGGTGGCAATCGCCTTCTGGACAGCGGACAGGGCCACGCCGCGATGCCGGGCGTAGGCGCGCAAGCTCATGCTCATAAAAATCTCCAACGGGTCGATGGCAGACCGGGTGACCACCGACCACCTGACCACCTATCTTTTGAGTCTGACGCTAGGCAAGCGTCGCGCTGCGCGCGGCCCCCGCCTTTCAGATGGCCCGGGAGGACCCGTCAGATGTGTCAGGTGCGTCAGCTCGCACGGCTCAGTTCCTCGCGCAGCGCCCGCTCCATCTGCCGTTGGTACTCCCGCAGGGCCACGCCGCGTACCGTGTCGGCCATGCCAAAGCGCGGCTCGACCTTCTGCTGACGGCGCAGCAGGTACAAGGCCAGGATGCGCTTCTCGTTACGGCGCTCGAACACGGCTCCGGCACGGTAGAACACGTTCTTCTTCGCCATCACCTGGCCCGGCCACTGGCTCTTGGGGATAACGCGGCTCTGGGCGGTCTGTGCCATCGGCCCGACCGGAATCGCCAGATTGCCGCTCTTGGTGCCACCGGTTTCCTGTAGCGCCATGAAGCGGTCGCGCGACCAGACCTCAGCTATCAGCGTGCGGGGCTTGGCGGGCGTCACGCCGACGCCCCGACTGATCCACGGCCGGCGCAGGTTGAAGCGCTCGGGCACACCGTCGCGCACCGCATCGCGGGCATCGAACGCCGTGCGGGT